CTAGGAGTCTCTACTGGAGTACGTTTATAGCTATTCCACATTTGTTTGTGATAACTACTAATACCAGTATATTTATTATTATATTTAGCTTTAATAGCTTTACACTCTTCTAATGTAAAGGTAACACCATAGTTAACATAAGCATACTCTTGAAATGATGGTGCACTCATGCCAAAAATAAACCCAAAACTAATAGCTTTACCTTTTTGACGTTCAGCTTTTGTAATTTCAGTTGGAGCTTTATCAATCGCAAATGTTGCAGCAATCTTATGTAAATCCATACCACTCATAAGCTCATTATACATAGCTTCATCTTTCATAATACTACAACCAGCCCTAAGCTCAGCAGTACTAAAGTCTGCATGTACAACTGATGTAGTATCATCAGGTTGATGGAATATATACTGTAAGTCACGAGTAATTTGTTGAGCATTAATACCTCTAGGTAAATCACCGCCAGTTGATGTAAATCTGCCAGTTGCAGCTCCTGCTGGATTAAATCTTGTTTCAACATAAGGGTAGTTATAGCTATGTAAAAATGTTCTACGCTTTAACTGTCTTCTTTGTTTAAATACAGCTTCAGCAAGTTCATTACCTTCACCAATTAGTTTAATAAGGGTTTCTTTGCTTGTAGAATCTGTACCTAGTGCTTCTTTACATTGCTTAGGCGAATTGCAATTAAGCCCACCAAGTTTCTTTTCATACTCTTTAATAGCTATTTCAATTGTATCTAGCTCTTTACGAACTGCTGACTGGTCTACTAATAAACTATTTTGTTGATATTCAATAGAATATTTAACAGAAATAATATCAATAATATAAGAGAATATATTTCTGGTCTCTTGAATCTTTCTGTCTTCCCAAATTAAACTAAGAGCAACAACATCAGCACAAGCATAACGTAATTGATTCTGTGATAGATATGCCCCAGGAACGAATCCCATCTTTTGCATCTCTTTTTTATCTAATCCAGCATATAAATAATCAAAACCTAGTTGCGTAACTATATTATCTAGCTTAAATTCTTTCCACTCAGGGTAAGCTGAACGTGCCATGTATAATGTATCATCAAACTTATCAGTAGTCATATTAAGAGTACCAAAATCGTATGTACAACCTTGCCATATAGTCCACATAGGTTTTAACCAAGCTTTAATCTCGTTTAAGTCTAGTATATCGGTATCTAAAATATATACAGTATCATCCGTTGCTGGTTGATAAACTTGAACAAGTCGTGTATTAATATAAAAACCATGAGTTTCTATATCTGCGAACGTTGGATGTTCTGTAGTTAAGTGTTGAACCTCCTCTAAAGATTCACATATTCTCCATTGTACTTTTTTCATTATTTTCCTTTTATTGGGTAACTATCCCATTAGTTTTGCTAAGCTTATAACTTAGACTTTAAAAATAGCGAACCTATAAGATTCGCTATTTAATGTTAAATATCTGGTGTGTTACCAGCATCAACAGGAGCTTCAACACCCATACCTTCTGGTAATAGTTCTGAGTGTCTCTTTTTAAGTGCATCAAGGAAAACATCTGGTGCTTTAATTCTCTGTACTTCATAACCGTGACCTAGGGCTTTTTTGTTATTAAACTTATCACCTTTAGTCCACTTTTTAGTTACAATATATGCTTCACCTCTAACCATACCACCATTGTTAATTAGATTCTTTAACATAGTATTAGGTATCATTGAGCTAAGCGTTGCACCAGCTAACATATCATCAGTTGAGTCTAATGTGTGGTCAAACTTAACACCTTGTAGAATATCAAATTCTCCATAATCTTGTGATGTTGCTGATGCTTTATTATCATAATAAAAAGTTGTTTGAAAACCGTTTTCTTGGTCTCCTAGTTTTACGTCTGTGTATGGTGATTTACCATCTACTACTTCTGCTTCAAATGCCATTTCTTATCCTTTAATTTCTTATTTACTAGTTTCTCGTTTCTTGAGTGCTACCTCTGGCTATACGGATTTATAACCTCAAACAAAAGCAATAAGGCGAGGGCTCGCACCTCTTCTGTAGGTAATACCTAACCTAGTATTGCTTTTTATTGAAGTTACAAACTCAGTAATTAAACTGGTTTGTTTTTTGAACCTTCGATACCAGAGAAGTCTGGACCTTTAACAGTTGCAAGTTGTTTGTTTGCAGAATCTTTATCGATTGCACCACTTAATAAATCATCCATAACAGCTTTTTCAGTTGCTTTTTTAGCAGAGATAGCTTTCTTTCTAGCAGACTCAGCAGCTCTAGATAATCTTTTAAGACCACCAAATTTGTTGTTTTCAGAAGCGTCTTCATAGAAGTTATCAGCTGTAGCTTCCATCCATAATCCAGACACTGAACATTGTAGGTATGCTTTACCATCTTTAGCTTTTGCTACGAATACATCTTCAACGTTTACAGTTGCTCCACCTTTACCAGGTCTTGTTAACTCATCAAGTGCTTTTGTTAATGCCTCAGGTGCTTTGTGTTGTGTACATAACTCTAGTACTTTTGTGTTTAATTCTTTTTTAGTTGCCATTTTATTTTCCTTGTTTTAAATTTTAATAACTGTGACTTTGGCTCATCTCAATTATTTTGTAAATATATTATATCGAATCTATTATTAAATTTAGCTTAAATCGCCAAAAGAAATAAAATTAAATTTTGAATATATTTACAAAATAATTTCGCTCTTTATAAATATAATTATATCATAGAAATTATTAAATTTAGCTTAAATCGCCGAAAGATTTAAAATTTCTCTGATTACCTTAGAACAGTTCTAGTAATTCTTCTACTGTGTGACTTTTAGGTTTAAAGTGTTCTAATTCTTTTTCTAAGTAATCTATTCTATCTAATAATCCTATCTTCTCTTTCTTATACTTCGCTATAGCTTTCTTATAATCATTTATTGTATACTCATTTGACTTATGATTGCTTATGGCTTTTATTTCTACTACACTATGTTGTAACATGTTTAATCCTTTCTAATAATTAATTCTTTCATCTTAATCTCCTACGGTAACACAAAAACTGTTTTACGAGCTCTAGAAATTGCAACATACATCATTCTAGCGTAGTTATTATAATAACCATTAACTATCGCTTTCTGTATATCACTTTTAACTATCCAAACCCTATCGAACTCAGAGCCTTGTGCTTTATGAACTGTACTTGCAAAAGTATAATCCATTGTAAAGGCTCTACCTAAAGCATAAACCCACTTGAAGTTTTTCTTATCTTCTACTGCTAAAGCTTTTGCTTTCTTAATAGCTAAGTAACTATTATTAATGCCTATAATAACAGGTACTACTAGTCTACCTATTTGCACAAAATCTATATCTTTACAATCTATCAAGGCCTGTAGTGAGGATTTTAAAAATTTCTTATTTATTTGTGAATTCTGGAGATATAAATAGCCATTTTCATATAGATTTATTAAATCATCTATAGAAGGATTAAGGTACTTTTCAGGCACAAAACTCCTAGATTTATTACCTAGCTGAACTTCTTGGCCAATATAATCTCTAATACCTAATTGGCTAGCAATCTCTAGATTATACTTACCTACGCACTCATTTGTATAAGCTAATAGCCTATCGCCTTTTCTAAAGTTCTCTATAGTGCGAAGATATGATACATTTTCACTATTTTCAATCACCAGGTCTTTAGCATTAGTACCCTCTAAATAATTAACAAACTTAGTAAATAATGCCACAACGTCTGGTGATTCAGCTCTATGTTGAGTGGTTAATCTAGTGGTTGTTTCTGGGTCTAATTGTATCTGTTGCCCTTTAACTGGTAATAGCTGATAAGGGTCAAGGTATAAGCTAAGTGTTATATGGTCAGTCTCAAAGCTGTTCTCTTCCTCTAGCTTACCAGTTATATCCATAAACATATCTTCGCTCATCATACCAGCCTCATCTATTATAATATGACTATACTCACCTAACGGATGGTCTAGTTTAATAGTAGTATCTATATGATTTATATGCGTAGCGTTTTCATTAATTGAAGGCACCCAGCCTAACAAAGCATGTATAGTTTTAACCTCTAATAAATCAGGTAAATTAGGTCTTAATCTATCTATAGCTTTATGCGTAGGGCAAATAACTACTGCTGATTCTAGAGGTACCTGTTTTACGTAGTTAAGTAACTCAGTAGACTTACCGGTACCAGCATAACCTACAGTATAATTAATGTTCATTCAATATCTCCTCTATTTTATTGTTAATATCACTATAACAAATAGCTTCATTATGTTTTAGCTTCCCGTTATTCATATTATTTAAACAATATATTTTAAGCTCTACTATGTTATCTATTACCTCGATAGCTCTAACCAATCTTTCAGAATCTACTATATTATGCTGTGACTGACTATGTGATAACATTAATTCTAATTCCTCTTTAAGTTTCATTTATAACTCCTCGCTTAATGATTTTCTATATTTACGAACCCAAAACTCTACTTTATTTTCTCTGTATAGCTTGCAATTAGTAGATAGAAAAACTATTTGTTTTAGTTTATAGCTTTTCTCGGTTTTAGGCTTTTTTATATACTTACTTTTCATATATTTTCTCATATACTTTTTATTACATTCTTTACATCTACTAGCATAAGATAATCTAGGTTGCCCGCACTTACAAGCCATTTAGATATCCTTCTCTTTGTACTCATTATATTTTTGGTCTGCAATATCCCCCATATCTGATTCATATTCAAACATTAACTTTTCATTTATAAACTCTTCAATATCTAAGATACCTAAGTCCTCTATTGGATTAATACAAGGTGGTATATTGTTATACCAATCTTCTAACGATTCTTGTAGTTGTTCACCTTTACTGTGATACCACTTATCGTATGCTCTACTCATAGTTACTCCTCTATGTATTGACAGCTATCTTTAGTTGGTTTAAATTCATTTTATAATCCTTTTAGAATTTCAATATTAGCAAGGTATACTTTGCTATTGTGTGTTGCTTTAACTTTCTCTTCTAGTTCTTCAATAGTTCCCCAGAAACAACCAGCTTTAATCATCCAATTATTTTTATTCTTAAAACAATGAACAATTCTCTTGCTTGTATCATATGCAACAAAAGAGTAATATCCATCTGCTTCTTCAAGGTTTGCTCCTCTAAGGTTTGCTCCTCTAAGGATTGCTCCTTCAAGGTTTGCTCCTTCAAGGTTTGCTCCTCCAAGGTTTGTTCCTCTAAGGTTTGCTCCTTCAAGGTTTGCTCCTCCAAGGTTTACTCCTCTAAGGTTTGCTCCTTGAAGGTTTGCTCCTCTAAGGTTTGCTCCTCTAAGGTTTGCTCCTTCAAGGTTCACTTCATTAAGGTTCACTTCATTAAGGTTTGCTACATAAAGGTTTGCTCCTTCAAGGTTCACTTCATTAAGGTTTGCTCCTTCAAGGTTTGCTCCATAAAGGTTTGCTCCTTCAAGGTTCACTTCATTAAGGTTTGCTCCTTCAAGGTTTGCTCCATAAAGGTTTACTCCTCTAAGGTTCACTTCATTAAGGTTCACTTCATTAAGGATTGCTCCTTGAAGGTATGCTCCTTGAAGGTTTGCTCCTCTAAGGTTCACTTCATTAAGGATTGCTCCTTGAAGGTATGCTCCTTGAAGGTTTGCTCCTCTAAGGTTTGCTCCTTGAAGGTTTGCTCCTCTAAGGTTTGCTCCTCTAAGGATTGCTCCTCTAAGGATTGCTCCTTCAAGGTTTACTCCATAAAGGTTTACTCCTTCAAGGTTTGCTCCATAAAGGTTTACTCCTTCAAGGTTTGCTCCATAAAGGTTTACTCCTCTAAGGTTTGCTCCATAAAGGTTTACTCCTCTAAGGTTTGCTCTAGTTCCACCTTCTATATCATTTAACCACATCTCGTGCAGTCTTAAAGTTTCTTCTAAATTCATTTTAGTACTCCTCTATATATTGACAGCTATAGCTATCTTTAGTTGTTTGATATGTAAACATATATCTACCATCATTATCTATTGAATTATAATCAACGGTTGGATACTGTACCCATTCGTATGTAACCCATTCATTCTTTTGTACATTCCAGCATATATCATTAGCAAATACTTTGTATGATAAAATACTAACTAATAACCATATCATTATTAATAGTTTATTTTTCATACTCTATACTCCCCATCTGCTTTAATGTATACAGCTTTTAAGCAATCTATCTCTTTATCCTTAAGAGCTAATTGTTGTTTAAGTTCCTCTATCTCTCTATTATACTGTTTGAATAGCTTAACACTATTAGTTCTATACACTTCATCTTTATCCATAATTATTTTAGTTTCTACTCTAGGTTTTTGTTTTAAAGCCTTCTCTAGTGAATATATATATTTATTCATACTTTCTAAAACTGAATAAAGTTGAGTCTTTTCTCTATACAAATCTTCTATGTGTTCTTTTGTTTTGTTATTCATAACTATTACCACCCATTAACTTTAGTTTCTTTAATTGGTACTATATCACCAAATAACTTTCTATTCATTGAGGTACCAAACTTTTTGACCTTATTATTCTTTTCCCACGCTTTTATCATATCACTCATCCCTTTCTGTACTTCAGGGTCAGAGTAGTTATATTGCTTAATTTTCTTACTACCTCGTTTATAGTCTTTTCTACCATTATCATCTTTACTTCTTACTTTATCCATTCTGGTTTACTCCTTTGTGTATAAGTTAATAAGCCAGCCTTATCATTAATATAGTAGTTACGATATGCTATAACAGCATCATCATTTCTATATTCGTCAGGCATAGCTTGTGCAAACTGTGTTAATCCAATATTCGGTAATTGCTCTAGTACTAACTCCCAATCAACTTCCTGTAGTTTATAATAGCTTAAGTGGTCAGTGTCATGATTAAATCTATATTGCCACTCCTCGTGTAGTTCATTAAATAAATCCATTAGCCATAGGAAGTTTTGTCTTGACTCTCTTGCCCATTTCGTACAAGGGTGGTTGAGGTGTGTAGTTTTATATGGTACATAAATTTTATCCTCGGTAACTTCTCTAGCTACTGTGCACATCATCTGAGCTGACTCTAAAATCATTTTAACAACATGCTTATCGCAGTGATACTCCACACACTTTTTAACATCATAGTCTAATACGAATATATTCATTTCGAATTCCTTATTTCTTTTTATTTATAATATTATTATATCATAATATCAATTAGACTAATATTAATTTATTAATCTAATTTATATATCTAATTTGCTTTTAAAGCTCTATAGTTATGCCTTCCTTCTTACTAGTAGGTTTGTTATTCTGCTTCAACCAAAGCTTATAACTATCTATAATCTCTTCATCTACATGTTTTATTGTAACCCCATTTTGTACCCAATCAGGATAATGTTCTCTATACCACTCTTTAGTTATTCTATTAAAAGCCCCGCAATTTAGTGCATTGGCTAGCTTAGCTGCTGAAGTCTCTATAGCAAAGTCATCTGCCCTAGAGGCGTCATATATTATTCTTAAAGCTTGCTGTGGCATAGATATTGAATACTTACTACCAACTAATGTGGATTGATTAACTATTAACTCTGCTATCTCGTGATGCGTTAATGCGGATTTTTTAGTAGGCATAAATATGCTAAATAGCTTATCAGGCCCAGCCTTAATAATGGATAATAGTTTAGGACCTATTGCACCCTCAGCTCTAGCATTTCTATATAGTGTGGTTCTAGGTGCCTGTGCATATAGCTCAGTTCTATACTTATCTCTATGGTTATTAAACAAGTAATAGCAATAGTTAGCTACCTCTTGTATTTCATTATGATACTCTGGAGATTCTATTATATCTACAAAGTCCAGGGCATCTACGCCTTCTAACTTATGTTGTGGTGCCCACATAAATATTCTACGGTCTGAGTCTTCTATTGTAGGTATAAAGTTAGCAGTTATAGCTAGGCTAGGTATTCTACCCTGCCCTCTTGAAATCCCCTTACCTTTTCTATTCATAGTTATTGAACCTGACCCAGATGTAAGTTGCTTTATTCTTGCAAATAACTCTTTTTTCCAAAGCTCTAAGTCTTTCATATCATCTATTGTTGTTAACTTCTTATCATAAAAGTCATCATCCCATTTAGCTGCTGTACTTTCATTCGACTGGGCTACAGCTCCAATAGGTAATATTAGTTCAGGCAATGTTAGAGTTAATATTGTCTTCCCTGTTCCACCTAATACTGTAGCACCAGTAACTAGGCTCATAACCATCTTGAGTTGTTTGGTCGAAAATAATATGTGAGCTAACCAATGATAATAAAACTCCACTGGGTCTATTATATTACCTACTCTATCTATATCTATAATATCCATTTCCTCTGTTTTGCAAAATACACCTTCTATTGCCTTAGCAATCACATTGTTCTGTGGGTTAGGCTTAACAGGTAACTCTGCTAAGTTAACTATATACTCCGTCGGTTCTAGTGTGCTTAGTGTAAATACGCCAGTCTTAACATCTCTAGATACTTTGGGTAAGTATGGATTCTCTGTAATCTCAACCATATCCAGCATAGTTAAGTGGTCTGGCTGTAAGGTCTGAAAATATGTGTTCACCCAGCTTCTATCTAATAGTAATGACCCATTAGGACGGTATGGTATATTTGTGTACTTATCTATAGCTATAAAACATTTGCTAGCCTTTGATGTCCCAGAATTAGGTAGTGTTGTACCAACTAATTTCCATTGCCCATTATCACTAATCGGTAGTTTATTCACAAAACCTCCCCAACTATCGAAATAATTAACCTCAATAATAGGTAGTGTAGGAACTATCTGTTTATAGAACCTTTGTTGTGTTTGTTGTGTATCTAAGTTAATGTTATACTCTTTTACAAGTACCTTCTCAAGGAAACTAATAACCTTATTGTGTGGTATAAACTGGTTAATAGCAATCCAATAGCTCATCAAATTAAACCTATCGTAGCTTAGCTCTGGTACTTTACCCGTTGGCCTACCTTGCTTCTTACTACCAACCTCATCCTTTATAGATAGCTTATTCCATAATCTTTCCGGATTTGTTAGTGTATCTTTCAAGTAATCTTCTATCAAGTGTAACTCTTCTGGGTCACTACGTCTTTCATACTTAACACCTGGCTTTGTGTATTTAATATCCCTTGGTACATAGGTTCTAAGCTTCATTATCTCATCTTCAGTTAGTTCAACTATATCTCTACCCTCAATATCATAGTACTCATTTATATTATATAGATGACCCTCAAACACTATGCCATTACTTAGTATATCTATTTTAGGTAAAGCATTAACTATTCTTGTTAGTGGAAACTCCTCAGGTCGTTGTATGTAGATATGAAACTTATTATCTGCCGTGGTTGTTGTTGTAAGCGTCTTAGCTATGCTTGGAAACATCTGGTATAAACTACCTATATCTCCACCATCAACATCTATAACCAAATATGGAGTCTTCTCTATTCTTAGCTTAAACATATTATCATCTGGATAGTCATCTATATTTAACCCATCAATTCTATAAGCTACCTTCGGTCTCTTCTTACCATTAGTGTCGAATTCCCATATCCCTGCCGGGTGAAGCTCTATGTCATACTTCTTAAAACTATTTATTATTAGTTGTTTATCCATATTAGTTCCAATCAGTATTGTTTAAACTATCTACTATATGTTGCGTTTGTTGCGATGGTTCAGCCTTTAAGTCTTTTACCAACTTCTCGCCCTCTTCACATTGCTCCTCAGCTATTATACCTTTTAGCATTTGGTTTATTGTGCTTAGTTGCGATGTATTCATATTATCCAATAGTAATGCAACCTTCTGAATACCTACATTGTTTATATCCTCTCTAACTTCTCGCCTATATACGTATAACCCTTTATATAGCCCTAATCCCTTCTTTCCATACTTATTAACTTTATTGTACAAGTCAATCGCCTTTAGCTCATAATACATTATTAATCCTTTATTAATTTATCATAATTATAATTATATCATTTTTTAAATTAGTTTTAAATTAAATTAAAATATTTTTAAAATAATATCTATAATATTCGATAATAAATTTATAATAGCTACGGGCTTAGTGTTTAAAGCATCAGAGTGAAATAATGAATTTTTTATAGTTATATACAACAACAGTTTATTTATTGTTAATTAGGAAGTGTGGTGAGGGTTGCTTGATTATTGCTTTTCTTAACTTCCTAATTAACGTAGTATTTTATTTTTTATAATGATGATAATATTGATTGCGGGGCCTTTGTTTAAAAGGACGGAGTAAAATAATGATTATTTTATAATTTAATTTAAAAAATATATATATAATTAATTAATCATTTTTATGGGAATAAGAAGGCTAAATATTGCATTATTTCATTCTAAATTAGGAAGTGACTTATCATTGAGTGCCATAGTAGGAAGCTACGACACCTTATTTGAATAGTTACCCACACGGCTTCATTTAATATATTTAGTTATTCAACGGCTTCACTTGAGGATTTTTGTAGTACCGAAATGAAGATGAAGTCATCATTACTCATAGTAGATAGGTTACTTAGTATGTTGAGCACATCATCCGCTTTAGTGCTCACATTATAGATTTTATTATTAATCACCCTCGTGAAGCTTATGTTACCTAACTCATCAAAATATAGGTTTGCACAGTTGTCTTTATTAATCTCAATTTCTATTGCCATTTTGTATCCTTTAAAGCATATAATAAGCATAAAGCTAGATTCTCTAATTCATTTCTATCTAGGAGGTGAATTTCTTTAGTAAATGTGTCAGTCTCAGTATCGAGATGCTTAATATCCTCAATACTTTGTGTCCAGTTACCCATCATTAAATTATAGGTGATATCATTAAGTTCAGTTGCCATTATAGGTCCTTTAGTTTATGTATAAATAGTTTAATAGCTATGATACAGCATATTAGTATCATAAAGCAAATATAATTCTCCACGGCTAGAGACCTTATTTAGTCTCTAGTTTAATAGCTTCATACGCTTCACGAACATCATCATAGTACTTAGCCTTATTTCTTAGCTGTTTAAGGTCCTCAGCTTCATTTGCTTTGATTTTACCAGCCTCAGTGTCTCCGCTTAATAATAGTTTCATAGCTTCATCATTAAGTGCCTGAGCCTCTTTGCCGGCCTTAGTCCATTTAGCAATAGCCTTTTTACTATAACCCTTAGATTTTTCTTTACTCATAACCATCTCTGATTCAGGTAGGTAAAACTCAGTGTATCTACAATAGTGATAGTTTATATCATCAATAGTTTGCATAGGAAATTGTACAATACCACCCCCAGCCTTAGGTTTGATTAAATTATCAATGTCATTTTTAAATGCTTCAAATTGTTTTTTAGATTTAAAATCCGCCTCAAATTTGCTTAATAGTTCTGTCATCTCTGTGTATAGTTTAGTTTTTGTCATTTTAGGTCCTTTTCAGTTAATACCTTTAGTTTGTTGAAACCTTCGTTTCGTCGCTTGTCTTATAACATTATATCGTAACAAAGTTTAAAGTTTTATTAGCCGGATTAATTAATTTCTTTTTAATCCAGTCTCTCAACCTCGTTTTGATAATAGTATTATAACCTAGTATTTATTAAAATAGAATATGGTGGCGGAACTAATCAATTAAATTAATGCGAATCTAAGTTAAGTCTAAGCTACTTTTAATAATTATTATGATATTCACACGCGCGTCGCGTCATTAATAGAACGGGTGCGTGCGCGTATACACTATTTATTATTAAAGTTTTATTAAATTTATATTAATTTTTATTTAAATTTTTGTATTAACTTCGTGTTTTAATATTTAATTTATTATGTTATTATTGCTTTGTTATTAGGCCCCGGGTGGTCAAAGGCTAGGCCGCCAGACAGAACGAGCGTTGGGATATGGTACCAATGAAAGATTAGGCTTCATAATTAATTAAGCAAAATTAATAATAAAAACTAGAAAGATTCGGCTTCCTAATTAATTAAGCAAAATTAATAATAAACCAAGAAGATAACAAAAATACCAAATTAATTAAGCAAAGCAAATGAGAAAGAGCCACACCATCTAAGCTAGATTTAATAATAATAAAGATATAATATAACAAAATTGATATTACCATAAGGACATCAAATGACTAAAGCATTATTGCAGATAATCAAAGCAGAATTTGAACACACAGAACCAGAGCTAAACAAACAAAAGCATCTAGATAGTTTATGTGAAAAATATAGTTGTACGAAGAAAGACTTAAAAGGATATACTAAGTGGTCTAAAGGGTTTGATACCACAACAAAGATTAAACTACTCTACGAAACAGTATACTCACCAGAAATAGAAGAGGATTTGGAAAAGAGCGATGAAGAGCTAGAATTCGAAATCCACGAAACAGCAGATAAGATAGTTAGTGGTGAAGTAGTTTCGAATCCATCACAGAAGGTTAAACAGTTAAATGATGGGTTTGAGGGGTTAAGGTTATTAGACACGAAATTACAGACACAGGCGCTAGGCTTGCTAGGGGAAATAGATAAGCAGATGGGCGATATAGAAACAGCGAAGGATGTTAGGGACCTCGTAGCAGCTCACGTACAGATAAGAGATAGTTATTTTAACACTCAGGCACCGATGATTAATATTATAAACGGGAATGTTGATAATAGTAATAAGAATGAGTTAGCAGTATTGCTCGATAATACGGAGGAGGATTGCTAATGCACTTAACACCAGAACAGAAAAAGAACCTGACAAGTAAACTCTGGAGAATGAATCATCTCTATACGATAGTTACGAAGGATAATAAAAAGAGAATAATGAAGCTAAACTATTCACAGCGGCAGGTTCTCACGAAATTTAAACACCCACGTAAAATAATACTCAAGTCTAGGCAACAGGGTATCTCAACACTATACATTGCATATTATATGGATAGTTGTATAACTACGGCTAACTACTCGGCTGGTATACAGTCATATGGTAGGGATGAGGCGGCGAAGCTAGCGCAGAGAGCGAAGATAATGTGGGATGGGCTGCCAGAGGCGTTTAAATCAGCATTAGGTATATCACTCACGAAGAACAATAGCGAGGGGATGCATTTTAGTAACGGGTCAGTGCTGAAGATAGGTAACTTTAGAGGTGATACACTACAAGGATTGCACGTATCAGAGCTAGGTAAAATAGCAGTTAAGTTTCCTGAAAAGGCAAGAGAGCTAAAAACTGGAGCTTTTGAGGCAGTAGGTAAAGGGAATAAGATAACGATAGAATCAACGGCAGAAGGTAGATATGGGTTATTCTTTGACACTTGGCAAGATAGTTATTTAAAATCACAGGTAGGCACACAATTATCACCGTTTGATTTTGAGGCGATATTTCTGAGCTGGTTACAAGACCCAGATTGTAATATAGATACTCCAGTAGAGGTAGGGGCTGAGTTAACAGAGTACTTTAATATGTTAGAGGCTAGGCTTAATACGCAATTAACACAGACTCAGAAGTGGTGGTATGCTGCAAAAGAGAGTAAGCTTGGAGAAGACATGAGAAGGGAATACCCATCATACCCGGAAGAGGCATTTGAACAGTCAACGGAAGGTACGATATATAAGAAAGAGTATGACTTATTATTTAAAGAGAAAAGAATTAAAGAAAAACTTGTTATACCGAATTATCCGTGTACTATATCATATGATTTAGGTGTTAATGACTCAACAGACTTAATATGGACACAGATATATAAAGGTAGACCTCGAATTATATATCACTATCAGAATAGTGGTGAGAATATAGCTTTCTATGTTGATATTATGCATAAAATAGCTAAGCAGCTGAATGTGAGAATAGGTGAAGTGCTTTTACCTCATGATGCTAATGTTAGAGAGCTACAAACAGGAAGAACGAGAATAGAAGAGTTTAGAAGGCTAGGGGTTAGAGCTAAGGTACTGAAAAGACAGAGCATAGATGATGGTATTCATGCAACACGACAATTTTTAAGAGTTTGTGAGATAGATTCTGAAAACTGTAAAGACCTCATCGGAGCTATTCAAGTTTATAGATGGAAGTTTGATAGTAAACTACAGGTATTTTTAAATACACCATTACATGATGAGTCATCTAACCCTTGTGATAGTTTAAGATATACAGCATTAGGTATACCGTACAATAAAACACTTTACAAATCTATAGAACAGGAGGAAAGAAATATAAATGACTTTGGAAGACATAAGAAACGAAGGTCTATAAGTTACGCTAATGACGGTTTTGCTGTATAGTTTAAGCAAGAATTAATAATAGATATGGTATAATATATTTATTTAATAAAAATAAAGGATTAAAAATGGGAATTACTTACGAGACTCCTGAACAGAAGCAAGAGCTTATTCAAGGTATAAAGAAACAAATTGCTGAGAAGCATGGCATAAAAGACACCGAGAACAATGCTCTTTTAGATGAGTTAGCTAAAACTGAGTTCGGTAGAAGAGAAACACAAGCTTCATTTACTGAAAGGTCTCAAAGACTTAAAGAAGTAGAAGCGGAGAAGACCTTCTTGCATGAACAGCTGCAGAAAGGATTAAATCTTTCTCTGGCTCAGAATGAAGAATTAGAAGAGCTGAAGATGAATGACCCAGATACTTGGAGACGTAAAGTTGATGAACTTGAAAAGTCTAAGAAATCTGAGTTTGATAACATCATATCTGAGGGCCTTAGTCAAGTGAGGTCTGAAGCATCTAAGAACCATGTGCAAAGTACTAGAGAAGAGATTCTAAAGAATTTCTCAGAAACTAACTCTGATATAAATCTACTGGATGGCCAAGTTCTTGACCAACTTCCACCTAGAATGATTAATCAATTAGTTGACGGCGAAATATCTGAAGAAGATTTTCGAAAGCGTGCACAAAGTCTTTTAGTTGGAGGGGCGACTTTTAAACAGCCTCCAGAAGGGTCAAAAGATAAACTAGGTAATACTAGAGGTTCACAGAGACCTGGTAAAGAGGCCGTTAAACAGTCAGTCGCTGAAAGCTATAATAATAGCGAAATTATATTTTAAAGGAATAGAGTATGGAAAATACAAGTGTTTTAAGATATGGTAACGAATTAGAAAGAAAGTCTTGGATGGTTCAAGGAATGATTCAGAAAAAATCTGAATCTTTCTGGAACGGATTAAAAGGTAATTCTGCTGATTCAGTTATCTATCAAAAGAAAGATATGGCTGCCGGAGACGGTATGACAGTTGTTTTTGATTATAGAGGTAATCATGCTTCTGCTGGTTTTAGAGGTTCTGAGGAAGCATTTGGTAATGCAAAAGCTAAACTTAAATTCTCTGACAAGTTAGTAGTTGAAGAAGGTATCTATACAATAGATAATGGTAGAAAATTTAATGCCGCAGAAATAGGTGATATGGACCTTGCTGAGCATGAAGATTCTAGAGAGTTATTAGCTGATAATAACATAAGAGCAAATGACCAAGTATTTTTTGACTTAGGTACAGGTTATTTAAGAGATGAAACACCAACACACATTTTAAGAGCTGGTGGTAGAGCAACTGTTGCTGATTTAACAACAACTGATACAATGACTTGGGATTTCTTAGTTGAAATGGAAAATGCAGCTAAAACTGGTGAAATAGGTTCTACAAGAAGAGCTCCAATTAAGCCTTTTAAATTTGCAAATGGTAAGAGAAAATGGATTGCTGTTCTAAACAGTCACCAAATCAAAGACCTTTTACAAGATACTAAATTCCAATCAATTTACCAAAATGCACAAGTTAGTGGTAATGGAAACGAATTAATTACTCATGCAATTGCTGAAGTAGGTAACCTTGTTATTATGGAAGCTGGTGTATTCTTTGGTATGTCTAAGCATAACCAATTATTTGGTCAGTCTGTTGAGATTTCAGGTCTTAGAACGATAGATGAAGCTGGAACTTTTAGTGGTACAAAAACTACTCAAGCTGGTGTAGTTGCAAATAGAGGTTTTATTGTTGGTGCTGGAGCATTTCAAGAAGCTTTTGGTATGATGCCAGATTATAAATTCCAGCCTTCACAAGATTTTGGAAGAGTATCTGAATCTGGTCTTGAGTTATGGTGGCAGGCTAAAAAATGTGAGTTAACTGCAGAAGTTGAGGATTATGATGATGCTAAAATTTCATCTATGGATTACTCATTATTTGCGTTTGATACATATAAAACAGCAATTGTGTAAGGAGTAAAGTATGGCAGATGTTAATATCGTAGAATACGATGGAAATAAAAAGAAAAACAAAATCAGAGCAACAGTAGGTAAGATTGGATTCACTCTTCCTTCTGGATATGGAGACATGGTATCTGGTGATGTTTATAAAGTTGCATCTGTTCCAGCTGACTCACTGATTTTATCAGTTGATTTAGTTGTTACAGAAGCTTTTGATGGTACAACACCAACAGCAGATATTATTGTAGGTAGTACAACTACTCATAATGATGCAGATTTATCTAGTACAGGAGTTGATACTCAGTATGAGACACCTATAGCAGTTGAGGCAATTACAGATGTTACTGTAACTCCAACTATTGTTAGTGCTACTAAAGGTAAAGCTGAAGTTATTGTCACTTTCGTAGAAAGAACAGGATATGATGGAGCATTCACAGAGTAATCTGTGAGTGTTTCACTCATTTTAAGGATATATTATGACAATACAAACCATTATTAATAAGGTCAGACCGAAAATTGGTGATACTAGTGCTAGAAAATTCACTAATGACAGACTTGTTGAACTTATTAATGAAGGCTTAGATGACTTAGGTAGAAATGCTTGGGTAAAAAAGAAAAATATGACCTTACCTATTGTACCATTTACTAAAGTAGTTACAATACCTGATATTAACTTTTTAAAGGTTAATAGAATTAGAATAGAACAGCAAAATGTTCCTTTATATACACATAGAGAGATGGATAAGCTATATAATAAGTGGGAATATAAGACAGGAGAAAAGATACTAGCTATAGTTTACGATTTATTATCTCCTAGAGAGCTTAAATTATATCCCTTATTAGAAGAAGCTTCAACAGATTATGAAGCTATAAATAATAACACAGAAGGTACTCTATTAGTTGATATTCCTAATGTGCCAAACGATAGTTTATATGGATTAATTACAAGTGTAGATTTAGAAGACTATGTAAATCCAGAAAATATCTATGATGAAGACGAGATAGAGAATTTACAGCCTATCTTATCATTATCTGATACTTTTATCACTATGGAGCTTAATTATTATGCTATACCTGATTTGATAGTTACTGATTCTTATGTAGTAACCGATGAAGTTGATTTACCTGATTCATATTTAACTACATTGGTATATTATGTAGCAGGAACAGCCTTATTAGATGATAATAGAAATGAAAATATACAAAAAGGCTCATTATTACTTAATAAATATGCTAAAGAGCTTAAAGAAAATAAAGGTAGAGTTTCTAGTAATCACCAAACAGTGAAATCAGAAGAATTACCTTATAGAACAGGATTTTAATTATGAGTGATGCAATAAAAAAATTATACAGAAATACTGTAGGTCTAGAAGACTTATTAGTAGGAGAAGGTACAGAACAACAAACTAGAAATAGCCAAGTTGTTACAGTAACGAAGATTAACGCAGGTAATTTACCTTTTGACGAGGCAACAACATTAGCTGAGCAAGTTAATTTACTTAAAGATAATTACCCTAACATTACAATAGTTGCAGATGATATTACAGGAGTTGTTTCTGTTGCTGGTAGTTTAACTGAGGTTTTACAAGTTCAATCAGAATTAACTAGCCTGTTAAGTATTAATGCACAGCTTGTTAAGCTAGTTTCAATAGCTGATAATGTAGTGCCTAATATAGATGAAGTGTTAGCTGCAGCTGATAATGCTGCTACAGCAACTGAAAGTATGTATGATGCTATAGCAGCTAAAATGACTGCTATAAGCTATGCTACTCAACCAGAAGACGAGTATGTTATTATATATACTTCAAATGGTGATGGTACATTTACACCAACTACAACCACCGACTTTAGTGCATTACATTGGGCAGCTAAGGCTTCAGGATTTGCTACTCAGCAGGATATCATAGTTGATAGTTTACAGTTTTCAGGCGGTAATGGAACACAAGGTACGATGTCTTGGAACGCAGATGAAGAAACAGTAGACTTAGTTAATGATGGAGCTATTCTACAGTTAGGACAAGAAATACATATTAATGTTAGGAATACATCTGAAGCAGATATTGCTAATGGAACAGTATTGATGGCTACTGGCTCGATAGGCAATAGTGGTAGGATAACTGTATCACCTTATGATGGAACAAGCCCAGCAAAAACTATACTAGGATTAGCTACCGTAGATATGCCAGATGGTGAGGACAACAAAGCAACAATGCTTGGTAAGATTAGAGGTATTGATACATCTTCGTTTAGTGATGGAGATATATTGTATCCAATAGCAGGTGGCGCTTTAACTAGTATAAAACCAACAAGTGGAGTTGCAACACCAATAGCCTTTGTTGTTAATTCACACACTAGTGGAACATTAATGGTAAGAGTTAGCACAGTAGATGAAAATTATTATTTAGAAGATTTTAATAATATAGGAACAGTTGTAGATTTTGAAGGAGCATTAACATGAGTTTAGCAACAAGAATAGCACAAGAGTTTAACACAGTTAGAACAGAGATTGGAAATATACCAGAGTCAGTATCTACAAGTACAAGCTATACACAAGTAGATGGAACAAATGCTATAAGTAATACGGTATTAACTAAAGCTAATGCTAATGTTACTTATACTGGACAAACAGCTGAGGCTGGTGTGATGGTAGATAATGGAGATGGTACATGGGACGTATTGACTGGTATATCATCAGTAGACTTCACAGTAGCAGTTAATGGTAGTGGATTCTACCACGATAGAGTAGCTGGTGATTGTATAGTAAAAAATGATGCTGGTACTATTATTGAAAGTGGTGAGTGCGTTGTTAATGTTAGTAAGGTACATATTAAGAGTAGGTCACAAACTTCACAGCACAGAACACTTGATGGGTTAAGAGGTGTAGATTCCTCAATAACTACATCATCAACTAATGCTGAAGATACTACTAACTTGTTTTTAAATAGTTTTACAGCCACTGGTGTATCTTTAACAAATAATGCTAATACAAACAACCTAAACGATACCTACATCCTTCACCAAACACTCTACACTCATATAAAATGGGGATTAACAAATCAAGGTAAAAGATATATCACAGCATATAATCCAGTTACTAGAGAAGTTATGACTATGTATCAAGGTAGTGGAGTAGCAGGACATCAAATACCTAATCCGTTGGGGATTAAGTTGGATTATATAGAGGTTAAGAATTTAGATGGTACTAATGATTGGAACATTTTTGGTAATGCTTTTGGTGTAGACAAATATATGACATATACAACATCTGCTATATCTACACTTTCTGGTTATTTTCCTTTATCTACAGAAGACTATAGTATAATTACTGGAACAATAAATAGTACAACTAATACTAATAATAACTCTTACATCTCATATGGTTTCGCTAATTCAGAAACTAAAGAGATTATACAAGCACAAACAAGCTCAACTGTAGATACTCCTATATATGATAAAGATGGTAATTACTTGTTTACTGCTGATACATGGTTTGGAGGACAAACATATATCTTTATTGTAGAAAAGCATAATGGTAAAGTTGTTAGAATAATAAATAAGATTACTAGCTCAACTGGTAGTTGGTATGTAAATGATTATGTAAGAGGATTTGATAAAAACATTCGACTTAATCTATCTGACATTGAGGTAACTTTAGTTCAATACAACAACCAAATAGCATCTACACAAGACCCAACATTCAACTACGCAGTAGATGGGTCAGTATTAAACTTAACAAATGCTACATTCACATACCCAAAAGGTAAAGGTAGTTCAGGATACTTAAGAAGCTCAGATACATTTACTGGAAGCATAGACTTTACTGGAGTTAGTGATGGGATTAAGTATGTAGCTAAAGATGAGTTAAATAACTTTAGTTTCTATGATGAGAAACCTAATATAGGATTATATAATAAAGTAGATGCTGATGATAATAGATTAGTATTGAATGATGGTAGCTTATGGAGTACGACTGGTGGAGAGTTAGTTGCTAATGGAGATTGGAGTAATGGAATTACTGGGTGGACTGATGTTTCATCTGGTACAGAATCAGTAGATGCTTCAAATGTTACTGGGAATACTATAACACTATCAAGAGATGCCGGTGGAAATACAGAGATGGTATCACAGTTACTAACACTAGATGCAACAAAAACAACTAAGGTAAAAATTAAATTACTATCTGATACTACTGGGTCTTTTAGGATATTCTTAGGTACTACATCTGGGGGAGTAGAGATTAGTAATACAGTATATAGTGTAGGGGATATTGAATTCGATATAAATGGATATGATAGTGTTTATATTACATTGAAGCCCGCTAGTGCTGGTACAAGTGTTGTGGGTGCTGTAACATCTTACGAATTAAGAGCAACACTAGATACAGAACTAACAACACAAGTATCATTCTTGCAAGATAAAGTTCTAGTAGCTTCTGAAACACCAGTTGATTTACTAGAATCAGATATACCATTAGAAGTAGTTGAAGGTAGTCTTGAAGTAGGTGGTGATGTAATTACTAATGGAGAGTTTAAAGGTAAAAATGCTTGTACAGCTTGGGTTAATTTTGATGGGACTACTACACCACCTACTATTAGGGATAGTTTTAATGTTAGTGATGTTGTTAGGACTGCTACTGGTAGATTTAAAGTATATTTTGAAACGGGTATGGAAAATCAAGACTATACTATGTCATCATCAAATGGAGATGAAAATATAATTAATAATACGATATATTCAATGAGTTAAGTTGAGGGAAAGTAATGGGGAAAATAAGTAAAAACTTTAATAGACAAGAATTTGCTTGTCAATGTGGTTGTGGGTTTGATACAGTTGATGTTAAGTTAGTAGAAATACTTCAGGATGTTAGAGACCATTTTATGAAACCTATCAAAATTAATTCAGGCTGTAGATGTGTCAAACACAATAAAGCAGTTGGTGGTAGCCAAGGCTCTAAGCATGTTTTAGCAAAAGCTGCAGATTTTGTAGTCGAGGGTGTTCATGAGAATGAAGTATATAGCTACTTAGATGACAAATATTCAGATACTTTAGGCTTAGGCTTGTATAAAGGTAGAACTCATGTTGATTCGAGAGAACATAAAGCTAGATGGGTAGGGTAGTAAAGTGGCTGGACAATTCGGTATTACTGGCGCGGTAAGCCCTAAGAAGGTTAAAAGAGCTTTAATGAGAGCCTCAAGTGCTGCTACAGTCTCTCATACCCATAGTAATAAATCACTACTAGACTCTATTAGCCAGTCTGACTTTGACGCTATTACAATTAACCAAAATGCTATTAGTGCGATAGCTAATGTGCTAGGTATAACTTTTAATGCTAATGGTACTTTAAATGCTGAGAGCTACACATCGCATACTCATGGCTATGATAATAATGGAACGCCAGATAATACAGAAGGAGTAAACTAATGAATATAGAACTAGAAAACTTAATAATTGAAACTATTGAAGATGAAGGTGGAGTATACATTGATGAAAACCAGAAGATAGTAGACACAGAACTGGATAGTTTTGGTGTTACTATGCTACTAGTAACTATTAATGAAGAGTTTAAATTCTTTGAGGAGTTTAAAGAGTTAGACTTTGAAAGCTTAACCTTTAGTGATATAGAAAGGCTAACTAATGTATATAAATAACTACTTTTATACTCATAGCACCATAGGTAATAGGCTCATAGAAGATGATAATATCTATATGACTGATTACTATACTAAACTGTTTAAGAAAGAGCTTAGTAGTATAAAATTAGAGGGCAGAACGGCCTTACTTTATGCTATAGGTGTTAGTGTATCTCAGAGTGAGGCTAGGAATTCTGGAGTAGTCACAGTAAATTCTAGCGTAACTATAAAGGAGTTAACGTCTTACTCAGCACATAAGTACGCTAAGGTATTTAATAAAAGTAATAACATTACCTATATGAACCTTAATAGTAACACTTGCGCTAGCAGTATGTTTTCTTTATATGAAGCAGAAAGATTATTAAAGCTTGGTGATGTAGACAATGTTATTATAGTTACTGAAGAACGAACTTCTAGCAAAACAAAAACTGTATTTAAAGAAAGTAATATAGAACTTGCACTAGGAGAAGGCTTTGCTTGTGTAGTTTTATCTAATAAAGGCGAGGTTAAAATAACAGACACTAAATGGGTAACACATTATGATAACAACCCTTTTAAAGTTACTAAAGAAGGATATGATAAAATATTTACAGAGTGTGATATGGTAAAACTTCATGGCACCGGTACACCAGTTAATAATAAGGCTGAACAAGAAGCATTTGGGCACTTACCTACTATACTGTATAAAGACACTATAGGCCATACACAAGGAGCAAGCTCTTTAATAGAAGTTTGTAAGGTTATTGATGATAATAAGGCCAAAGGGAAAGTATTATGTGTAGCTAGTGGATTAGGTAGTTTTTATGGGAGTTGCTTAGTATGGAAAAGCTAAGAAGTCGATTAATAGCTTTATTTGGAGACCCCACTATGGTAAGCTATTGCTTAGGTAAGTCTACTATATTTATAAATAGAGTAAATTGTATAATAGTTGGTAATACTGAGTATATATACTATATCTACTTTAAAGGGACTAAAAGTGAAAAACTTGCTCTTCTTGGTAAATATTATTCTAAGCTGTCTGGAAAGATAGCTTATACAAAAATAAAAGCTATAGTGCAGTTTTTTAGCTCAGAAATACTATCAGTATCAAAAGACAGTATAATAGAGTTTAGGATAAGATAATGAATAGTATAATACAATTATTAATTTATTTCTTTACCCCAATAAAACTCTATGGTGGTGATGGAGGGTCTGGTAGTGAAGGCAGCGATAACGATAGCGTATCTGATAAGGAGTTTTCTGATGCCGAAAGATCAGTTGAACAGAATGAAGCGCGAGGTACAGATGAAGGGGGGCTAGATGGCACAGGTGATACTTCGTATGGCAACTTAACAGGGGAGAAGAAAGCTCAAGCAGATAAAAATACTGAGGCTTCTAATGCCTACGATTCTGGTGGGCTCATTGGTTGGCATAACTATATGCAAGCCAACCCAGTAAATGGAATATCAGAGTCAGAGTTTCTAGAGGCTCAAGCGCAATTTGATGCATTAGATAATGATTATGCTAGCCGAGCATCATTTAGTGATTTAACTGGATATGACAATATAGCTTCTATGATGGAACAACAAGCTTTTGATGACCTTATAGGCTCAGCTGGTAAACCAGTAGGTATGTCTGATATTAGTGTAAATAGAATGTCAGGTATGCTAGGACTATCAAAAACTACTACAGTGTCGTATCAGAATGCTTTTGGTGGATGGAATGTAGAAGTAAATGACCAAACCTTTGGTATTGAAACTATGGATAGCTACTCTACTGCTATGGATGGGTCTATAATGGACCATACTACAACCATAGGAATAGGTAACTCTTCATTATCATATAATACACACTACTGGAATGGTAATAATACTCAGTTTGGTTTTGGAGCAGAAGTAGCTGCTGATGCACTAGAGGCTTTTGGGGCTACTCGTAATACAGTTAGAACTGCGGCTAGAGCAGTAGAAGTAATAGGAGTATTTGCTGGTACTCTGCTAGGCTTCGGTATGATAGGTCAAGGGTTTAGCGCTATGTCGTTTAGTAGAACATATGGGTTACTATCTATGTCAATAGGATTACTTGGTACTTATAACACATTAAATGCACTAAGTAATTTTGAAGACCAAAGAGGTGATATATCTCCAGGGAGTATGCCTTCATTTAGAGGTGATAGTATACGTTCAGGTGATATAGGGGAAGTGTCTAGAGGTACAGAAACTGAAGATACTGTATCAATACAAACAAGCTATGACGGGATGAACTTATCTATGATATCGTTACCTCCATCACATACGCAAAAACAATTAATCAAACCACAAAAGGATTTTATAATGGGACAAACACAACAAACAGTATTTATAGATTATAGAGGAGGTACTATGATAGAGATACTGGATTCGAATCAGCGCCTAAGTTTAGCACTACATTTTTAAAGAAAACTGAACAGCTAAAGGTGGACAGTTTAAGCTATTCTACTAATGCAGACGTTGATGCAATTAGACTATATCGTATAGGAGGGTATTCTCAAACCTACAGACTAATAACAGAAATAGAAAATGATGGTACAGGGGTAACAAGTTATACTGATAGCTTAAATGAAGAGTATAATGTAAATATCTTAGACTCTCAAAACTTAGCTATAATAGATAACTTAATTGGTCTAACAGAGCATAAAGGAACATTTTTTGCGTTTAAAAATAATGAAGTATTCTTTACTAGACCTGGTAAGCCGAATACATGGAGTAACTTTAATAGTATAAGAGTTGGAGGTTCAGTATCTGGGCTAGCTTCTACACCAATAGGGTTACTCATATTTACTGATAATAACCAAACATATCTATTAGGTGGGACAGATAAGTATAACTATGTTTTATCTACTATATCTAAGACCATAGGTTGTATAGATTATAAGTCTATAAATAATGTAAAGAATACCGCAATATGGCTAGACTACGAAGGCCTAGTAATGTCAGTAGGTTCAGCTATTAGTAATATATCGAAAGAGAAAGCAAACCTAGATAACATAGGTGAGATATTAGGTACTAAAGTATATAATAATGTTTACTATTTAATAGGTACAAACTATAGTATTGCTATTGATTTTAGATATAACATGCCTTCATTTAGTAAGTTAGAGTATGGGTTACTTAGTATAGATAGCTACCAAGGTAAACTATACGCTAAGCTTGACGATGGTAATATGTATGAAGATACCCTCGCCTTAGTTGGTGATGAGCTAGAGCTTACATACAAGACTCCTATGTTTATAGGTAACTCATATGATATGCCTACAGAGTTTGAAAAAATTAATTTAGTATATAAAGGTAATTTTGAGTTTATAGTTTATATTGACGGAGTTGAAGTATCAAGAGGAGACTTGAGTTCGGCTATTATCGTTGTAGAAGAGATTAAACTACCTTCAGGAAATAACGAAGGACTAAGCCTGGAAATGGAGCTTATAGGTACTGGTGAAATAAAGTCTTTTAGATATTTATTTTCAAATATAAATACAAATTAATTTTATTTTAAGATAAAATTAGATATAATAATACAATAAGGAGATATTATGAGTTTATTAGGATGGGGGAGTCTAGCATTAGGAGCTTACACAGCTTATGAAGGAAGCAAAGCATCTGATGCCCAAGCTGAGGCTATGAGTAGCGCTACTAATGTATCGCAAAGCCAACTAGATTTTTCAAAAAGTCAATATAATAGAGCATTAGATATCTATGGTGATGCAGAAGAAAACCTAGCTACCTATTATAAATCTCTTACTCCAGAGAAATATAAAACAATGGGGCTAGATGCTTATGATGAGCAATTTAAAATGGCTGAAAATACATACCAACAAAATCTAGCACAAAGAGGATTAGCTGGTTCAGGTGTTGAGGCTGAAGGTATGATGGGTATGCAAATGCAAGGGGCTAAAGATAGAGCACAAATATCTACACAAGCAGACCAGCAATGGGCACAAGAACAATTAGGTTTTGTAGGTATGGGAATGGGGCAAAGTAATATTGCTCAGCAAAATATAGCTTCCAGCTCTACAAATATGGCAAATACATTAAGTAACCAAGCTTCTGTTTATGGACAACAAGCATCGGCTGCAGGTCAAGGTGTAGGTTCACTAGTATCAGGGGCTATGTATGCTAATGCGTATAATCCAGGTACTGTAAGTTTATGGGGGAATTAAGATGTTTGTATCAGGAATAGCACAAGGCCTTGGCCAAGGTATGCAAATGCAGGCTAAAGGTGAATTAGATAGAGAAAACATAAACCAGCTCAAAGAAGCTGGGAATATGAGAAGACAACAGTTTAAGCAACAACAAACTCAAGGTAACTTACAGAATGAACAACTAATGATGCAAGTAGATGAGCTTAAAAATCAGATGTTACAAATGGATAAGAAAAGAGTGCAAGAGTATTCTTATGACTCTATAACTAACTGGATGAATAGCAGTGATGATAGATACCTACAATCAGCGTATGTTGAAAATCCATTGCTTAATAAAACTATGGCTAAAAGATTAGGATTAAAACAGATTACTGATGTTCAATCTGATGGTAATGGAAATTTAGTATTTAAAGACTCTATGAGTGGTAAAGAGCAACAAATACCAGTTGCTACATTTTTACCTTCAATAGGTTACTACCAACAACAAGATAAAGTAACTAGAGAAAAAGCAGAAGAAAAGTTTTCTAAGCTAGAGAAGCAATGGAAATTAAAGAAAACTATGGCTGAGACTGCTAAGCTTGAAAAAGAAGCTACGACAGCTGGGCAACCTAGTTTAAAAGACCAATTAATTATACAAGAAAAAATGTTAAAAATAAATGGCTTAACTAATGAAAATAAAATATCCGAAGCAGTTAATGAAATAGATAGTTTAGCTAATGAAGGTAAATCAGAAGAGGTATATAAAGCTGTTACAAGTAATAGTAAATTATATAAAGAAATATTACCAGATGAGTCAACTAAGAAAGTGGTTAGAGAAGGTAGAACTGCAGCCAAGTTATCACAAAGAATTGGTGACTTTAGTGAGTCACTAAGTGCAGCTATTAAAGAAGATAAAGTAGGTGGAATTACAAATGCGCTAACTCATATCTTTACGAAATATGGTATAGGTACAGAAGAAGCTGAAAAGACTGCAGCCGAGGTTGAAGGTTTAGTTTCTAGAGGTGAATCTATAACTGCTGACCAACTTAAGTTGATTACTGGTGCAGCCTTTAATGAAGAGGAAATGCGAGTTAGATTAGATTCATTAACTTCAGCTATGAAAGGTTACACTGGTAAAGTTGCAGTTCAAAAATTAATCGATTCTATGCAAGAATGGAAAGCTACTGCTACAAACTATACTGCTAACCTATCTAGGGTACAACAAGAGTTTATCAAGGGTAGTTTAAAGCAGTCTGATAATGAGTTTGATAAAACTGTAAGTATAGATACTGGTAAGCCTAAAGCTGAAACTATTGAGGTACAAGGTAAAATGATACCTATTAATACCCCAATAAATTATAAAGGCCAGATGATAGTTATAGATAAAGATGGTAATGTATCACCATATAAAGGAGCTAAGTAATGGAAATAGAAACACTACAAGATTACTTCTCTATAAGTATGGAAGCTTACCAGCCTTCGAGAAATGAAGCTTTGGAAATTATGGAATTTTATCATAATAGACACTATACTAATACTCAGTTAGCTACTCTTAGATTAAGACAACAACCGGCTGAGACTTTTAACATTATTAAAATGTATAAAAGAATGATGACTGGTTACTTAAGTACAGTTATAAATAATATAGTTGTTAGAGCTACGGATATTGATGGTATATTATTAGCTTCTATAGGCCAAGATACTATAGACCACACATTAAAAGTTAATAACTTTAAGAGATTAAAAACTAAGTTAGAAAGTGATATTATTTTAACTGGTATGTGCTGTCGTAGAATAGGTATTAAAGATACAGGTAAGCTAGATGACCTTGGTATGCCAATTAAACAGATAACACTTGACCATGTTCCATGGGAAGAAATATCTCTAGACCCTATGCACAGAAAAGATGATTATTCAGATGGTAAGTATATACATAGATGGAAATGGGTAGGTGAACAAGACCTTGTTGATTTATATGGTAAAGAAAAAGTATCTCAATTAGCTGATAACCAGAACACAGAGAACATTGCTGGATATAGTTTAACAGATAAGTTTAAAGGTAACTTTACAGGTAGGTATAAAGTTTATAATAACTATTTAGTTATTGAGACTCAAGTTAAAGATAAAGAAGGTAAGATTACTTCATATATTTGGAGTAATAACACTATTCTAGAGACTATCGACTTATCACATTTAGATAGATTTGAGTATCAGCCAACACTATTAGAATATCATACTAACTCAGAATATTCTGGTGTTATGAGAGAATTAATTGAAACACAAAAATCTATTAATCAAGCTCTTATTCAAATACAACTATTAGTTAATACTAATAAAGTATTCGTACAAGATGGTGCGGTAGAAGATTTTGAAGAGTTTAAAGTATCGTTTGCTAAAGTTAATGCTATACTAGAAGTTAATTACCTTGATGGTATTAAGATAGAAAATATGTCATCAGAGATAGTTGAACAGTATAGACTTATAGATGCCGCACTAGAAAGAGGGCAAAAACTAACTGGTATGAATGATAGTTTTCTAGGTTCAGCTGGCTCATCTGCTTCAGGTAGACAAGTTAAATTACAACAGAACTCGGCAGTAGTTGCTTTAAGGTACTTAACTGAAACTATTGAATTTCTATTCGAACAAACTGGTGAACAAATATTAGAAGCTGCTAAAGTATATTATTATGCTCACCAATTCTTATTATTAACAGATGATAAAACTGGTGAAAAGTGGACTGAACTAAATAAACCTATAACTATGCCTAATGCTATGGGACAAGAAGAGATAGTTTACTACGATGACTATGAGTATGATGATAACACAGGTAAAGTGTACATGAAGCCTGTTATTGACCCAGATACAGCTCTTAGCAAACTAGAGTATGAACTAAGTATTACTACAGCAGTATATAATGATACGGATGATATAGAGAGATTAACATTAGAAGCTATATTAGCTGGCCCAGCTGGTCAGTCTTTATTGAACGCTAATCCAGGAGATTACTTCCAAATAGCTGGTATGCATATTCAATCGCTTAAAGGTAGAAACTCTGATGATATAGCTAAGTTATTCTATAAGAATGCTAAAGCTTTAAATACAGTACCTACAACTGACCCTAGATTAATGAATCAACAAAGTGGGTTAAATGGTACTAACGGTCAATCAGGACAAGGTCCAGCGTTATTAAGTGCTATGGGAGCAACTAATGATGCTAAACCAGAAGGTTATAATAGAGGTAATAGATAATGACTATAAATGATTTAGACTTAAATGCTTTAGAAATACCAGAACAAGGCAGTTTACCAACTAACATTAATGATTTAGATGTTAGTGGGTTAAATATAAAAGACTTAGATATTACCCAATTAGATATTGGTGTACAAGAGGGTGATACTTCACAAATGCCTGAGTCTTTTATGCAACGAGCATCTCAGGCTACTAAGATACCAATGACAGAAGAATCTAAAATCCAAGCTGATAGAGATAATAGAATAGCTAATGTTAAAGCTGGTAATTATGGAGATGAATCTATAATAGATAATTTTTATAAGTTAACTATGGGTGAAGAAGCCTATAAAAATAAGAAGTTATCTGAAGCAATGAAGTATGGTAAGGAAGAAGTAGAATTTGCTGGTGGTGACACTAGAGCTCAAGATTTTACTAGAGGTATAGCTGCAACTACGTATGGATTTCAACAAGCAGGATTAGACTTAAATGAATTAGTCGGACTAGAGCAACCAGAGAAGATAAAACAAGTAGAAAGTAAAATAGCTAATATTAATGACGCTATAAAAGATAAAGACTTTTTTAGTTCTGCGACATTAGGTAGAATTATACCTACTTTAATTACTTTACCTATACAGTATCAATCTAAAATGGTTGCAGCTATAATAGAGGGGTCACTTGCTTATGGTGAAGCTAGAGGTTCTGGATTATCAAAAGGCGAGTCACTAACTACTGGTGTTATAGCTGGTGGAGCTACTGCAGGTATAATGAAAATCCTAGATTCATTAGGAGCTGGAGCAAATAGAGAATTATTTCAATATATGAAAGAGCATAATAATATAGCTGATGATGAAGCTGAGGCTATATTTGCTAACTGGTCTAAAGTTAATGAAACTGATGGTAGTTTTGCAGATAAGACTAAGGCAATAGTTGATAGCTTAGGTGAAAAAGGAGCGGTACTTACAAAAGAGTCTGCTCAGTACTCACCAGAGGCTACTAAAGTAGTTGAGGGTAATATTAAGGCAAGGCGTAAAGCTATAGAAAAGGCAATAGCTACGGATTTTAATACTCAAACGTTTGCTAATGATATAAATAAAGGTATTGATGCCGTAGGTAAAAACTATGAGGCTACTAAACTAAAAATAAGCAATAATATAGTTAAGCCAATTAAGACTTCTATTCCTGATGCTTTAGATGACATAACTGCTAGCGATGCTAAGTCGGCTAAGGATATATTATCTAAAGAGAATTTACAAGTAGCAGATTTAGTTGACGCTATGCCTCATATTAATAGTATGATTAATAGGTCTAAAGGGGTGAATAAAAATAACTGGGTAAATGTTAAAAATGAAGTTGATGCAAACCTTAAAAAATCTTTATCTAAGTCTGAGTATAATGAGTGGAAATTAGCTAATGAGGACTACTCTAAAATGATGTCAGTTAAGGAATCAGCAATAGGTAAAACTATATTAAAAACTATTACTAAAGGCAAAGACCAGATAACACCAAAAGCTGCGATACAAAAGCTTAGGCAAATGAATATAGGTAGTGCTACTTTTAAAGATTTAGAGTTTTTAGTTGGTACAGAGAAAGTAGCTAAATTAGAAAAAGAAGTTATTAAATCGGCTTTAGGTAGAGCCCAAGAAGATATTGACTGGCTACAGATATCTAAGGCATTAGATAAGAAAGGTTTTATAACTGAAGAGGGTAAATCTTTACAAAGTTTAATTGATACCATATCTAAAAGCTTTGCTACTGATGATAAGTTAAAAGCTTTAATAGAAAAACTATAGAATCTGAAACTGGTATTCTTATTAATAGAATAGAAAAAGACCTAGGCGTTAAGATGCCTGAGTCTGAAGCTAAGAAGATAGTTATGACTAAAATGAAGGAGTTATTCGATGCCTGTAAATAATTGTGACTACTTATTAAAAGATGCTTTTAGAGGAATTGAGCTAGAATATAAGCTTAATTCTGTTATAAGTAATCTTCAGCCTAATCAGAAGTTTTCATGGGACCAGTTAGAGGGCTATCTTAAGAAGCAAGGTGTTTCACCTTATGAAATTAAAGCTAGTAGATTACCTGAGCAATTTAGCTCTGATAATAGAGTATTCACAGGTAGAGAGTGGGACCAAATGAACCTAGGTGAGCAGATGTTTGAGAATAAGTTTACAACTTTAGGAGATGGTCAAGATTATGCTGATATATCATTAGGCGGTAGAGGGGCTGAAGTTGATGATTATACTGTTAAAGAATTCATGACTACTAAACAAAATAAATCTACTAACTTAAGGCATGAGTTTGGCGATACTGAACTAGATGAATCCTATATAGAGCAGTTAAGCGATGAGTACAATGAAGTAGAAGAGGAAATGACTGCTCTATTTATAACTGATGAAACTAGAGCTGAAGGATACAGAATTACTGACCATGCTAAGGCTGATGAGCTTAAAGCAAGAATGGATGAGATTAGCAAGCAAATAGAAGCGGAATATGGCGGAGCTTACTCTAGCAAATCACAGCTAGGTTGGAATAGAATACATCAAGATGAAATTAACGGTAAACCTACAACAGTACTTAATGAGTTACAATCTGATTGGATGCAAGCTGAGCGTCAAGGTGCAGGGATATTTGAAAGCAAAGTACAAAGTATAGATACAGAAAAAACCAAACAACTTGTTGAAGAAAAATATGGTTTTCTGCCTGATAATTGGAGAGAAGTAGCAATTAATAATAATTATATAGTTGAACCAAAAGCAATAATAGCTGATTTTCCTATGAAGCCTGAAAAGTTTCAACAACTAATGATAGTTGATGCAATTAATGAGTCTATAGAAAATGGAACTAATAGAGTAGTTATTCCTATTGAAAGAGAGAATGAATTAGCCGGTAGTGCTGGAGTTACTAAGTTCTACAGAGCTTTAGATAAACAAATTAAAGCTATTGAGAAAAAGTTAAGTAAACAAGGGTTAAAGCTTAAATTAGGTAAAGAAGACTATAAAAATAAAACCTCTAACTTAAATGAGGATGATAAAAGTAAAATTAAAAATATCTTACCTAACTTAGATATTGATTCTGCTATAACATTAGCAGAATTAGAGTATAGATTGCCTGAATCTGAATATAATAAAATAAAAAACTTAGATTTTACTACTATGGCTAATGAATTACATACTATTGAAGTCATAGGTAAACCAGAATCTAAGGTTAAGTGGGATGTATACTCATTAATAGGTTCTTTAGGGTTAACTGAGGAAGCTATTAGGCTATCATTAGAAGGAGAAGATAATGACTTGTAATAAGTTTTATGAGGAAGCTTTCCTAGAGGAATATGCTGACGAGTTTGGTATGTTTGAAATTAAACTACCTAATAATAACCATGCTGTTATTATAGATAATATGGATGGCACAGTATCATTGGATTTATTTGGTATTAAAGATAGTGGTAAAGGCTATGGTACAGAAGTAGTTGAGAAAACTATAAAGAAGTACCCAACCAAAAAGATTAGAGTTGATACAGACCTAAGAGGTAATTCACCTAGCTTCTTTAAGAAGATGCAAGATAAATATCCTAGTAGGTTTATATTTGAGGACGAGAGACTATTAGGTAACTAAATCTCTTCGCGATTAAAATAGCTATTAACAAAGTTCTTTTTATTCACCGCTACTGTTTCATATACTTGGCTAGAGATAGTATTTTCACAAAGTAAATAATGAACGTCGATTGGCTCATCTCGCTTCATGTTGCATTGTCTAGCTCTACGCTGAGTATATCTTGCGGTACTAAAATCCATAGAATAGATTACTAATGTTTTAAACATCGATAAATCAACACCCTCAGCAAATGACGTAGCTTGTAATATAGTTGCTTTTTTAAAGAAACTCTTAAGCTTATGCTCTTCTTGTTTATAATGATAGAATATAACTAAGTCATTTATATCACCAAACTCATTTAATATAAAATCTATCTTTTCTGTGTTATCTAGTAATATAGATTTATCATCTAGCTTCAATGTTCCGCCTTCTAACTGATGTAATCCCATAAGTAACTTCATAGGTGTATCAGCCATATACTCTAAAGTTTGTATACAACTATATTGCATTAGCTCATTATATAGTTCTTTAGTTTCTTTTTGTAACTCCACTAAATGTATTATATCTTCAGGTTCATGTTTAAAGTCTAGCTCTGCTCTAGTATAACTAAGGAATAAATGGTTACAATCTTCAAATGCTTTACTTTTAACTTCATTATACTGTTTAACTTGCCTACCAGATAAGTATATAATCTTTTCTATGCCATACGCTCTATGCCAATCATAAAAGTTTTTATATGTTTTAAACGGTGACCAACTAGATAATTTAAGTTGGTGATATAGCTGACCATATGTTTGAGCGCTAGGTGTAGCTGATAAGAATATAATAGGCTTATCTTTTGTAAATCTATAAACTAATTTCCATATCTTACCTATCTTAGGGAAGGCTGATAAATTAGCATGAGCTTCATCAACTATAATTAAATCATAACTCTTAGTATTATCGAGCTTATGTAAAGACTCATAATTAATAACAGTATAATCTTTGCTTGCTTCTTTGTAGTTCTCAAGTGTATCCTCCCATCCTGGAATAGCCTTCTTTTTTGTTATTACTAATATACTAATAGCTTTAGACATCTCAGCTATTAGTATAGAAGTTAAAGTTTTACCTGTGCGTTCTTCCATAGCTAAGTATACTAAACCGTTGGCTTTTAGTATATTATAACCTTGTAAAGCTATTTCACTTTGATGTTTATACGGTCGCATACTTAATCCTTGGGAAGTCATGGTAACTCATCATATCTTTAAATAGTTTATCTTGTTCTAATGTAAGCTTACGTTTACTATCAGCCATACACTTAACCATTTTCCATGTATCCGCACATTGCTCGGAAGTATATTTTAGCTCAGGTTTAATACCTTGCTCTAATATAGCCTCGTGGCTAAATCCCATTTCTTTTAATTCATTGTAAGTCATTTTCTACATACTCCTTTATCTGATTAAAATTCCAAGCTAATATAGCTAATCCACCTCTATCTCTAATCTTATTAATCTTTAGTATTTGCATAGGCTCTTGGTCTTTAAGCTTTGTAAAATCTTTAATAATATATCTATTATCTTTAATCTCAATACCTTGCATCATATAGTTATAAGCCTTTTCTGTTTTAACTTCTACCGCAATATAGTATAATCTACCTTCAATTGGGTAACCTCCATTAAGGTCTAGCTCACCTTTTTTAGTAAGTAGACCATTAACACACCAACCACCTATCGCTTCAAAAGCTTTTATTATTTTTGATTGGTAGACTGACTCTCGCATAGCGTAACCTCTTTACTATCATACCATTTACTATAGTGTGGGCAACCTTCATACTGAACTGTTACTGTACCTAGCTCTATATGTATAATAGTTGCTTTATCTCCATTGATAATAACTGCATCACCTTCCTTACATTCTTTTAACTTCATTAGTCTATCTCCTCTTTTGTTTTATCATCTCTAACTCTAATATATGTAGGTTGAATATAAGTATCAATAATTTGTTCATACTCTATCTCAATTACCTTGTTTTTAAATACTAAATCAAATGCTAGGTTTCTATCACTATCATCTAGTCCACTACCTACTCTAACTATTCTACCACTAGAATCTGTTAATATTAAAGAGCCTATCATACCTTCATACTTACCCTCGCCAGGCTCAACTCCTATACATAATAGGTCAGCAGTTTTTCTACCTTTAAGCTTTATAGCATTATTAACTCTTTTACCAGGAAGATATACATGGTCTTTATGTTTAAGGAATAAGCCTTCATACCCATCATTAATAAATGGCTGAGCATCTATTTTATCTAGGCTAAACTTATTATTTAGTATAAATGCTCTTTCACAGTGAGTACCTAAATCTAAGTCATAAAGATTCTGTAGTCTAGTTTCAAAAGTATCCGAGTTAACTAATGCTCTATCTTTACCATAAGCTATACAATCAAACACCATAAATATATCATTACCAACAAAGGCTCCAGATTCTAGCCCTTTACTGTAGTTAGTTCTGTATGTAGTTAATTTAGCAGCAGACGTACGACATCCCAACTTACCTGAAGTATTAGCGATATATTCACATTCAATAATAAAATCCACATTAGGATTAAGATTACATAACTCATCAGCAATATGTTCAATGTAAAATTCTTTGCCTCCAGACGTAAAAAATGTAATACTATTACCTTTCTTATGTATCTGTACATAGTTACCATCATATTTAATACTTGCATACCAACCACCTTCTAATAGTTTTGATTTAGATACTTTACTTATATCTTTGCCTTTACACTGTGCTATCATTACTTAAGCACCATAGTTAATTGGTTTTTATCTACATAGTTATTATATGCAGAGTCAGATTCTTTGATAAAGTTACCTTCTGGGGTTAAGAAACCTTTACGGTCTTTAATATCATTATAAGCTTTATTCCAACAATCTTCTAAGTCCATACCTAATTTGCTAGATAAATCTATAAGTTGAAAAACTAAATTACCTATATTAGTTCTAGCCTCTTCTTTTTCATTTTTAATTATATTATCAGCCAATCTACCTAAATAATCACCAACTCTTAATATACCGAACTGGTCTTCATCTCCTCTTGGTGGACACTCGCTAATACCCTTAGTAAAACCTAATAATTGTGTAATATTAGTTATAACTACCATCATATCACCTATATCATCAGAACAATCTTTACCTGTATGAAGATTAAAACATAACTCTCCAAACTCACTAGTTAATTTAATAACCTGCGTTGTAGCTTTACCATTAGTTATTATACCTCTATCTTTGGACCACTTAATTGTTACTTCTTCTAATTCTAGTAAATTCATACTTTTTTCCTCCGGTTTATCCCATAACTCAGGATGATTTTCTCTTAGATTACCCATTGATTAGCTCCTTAAGTGCATATTCTCCAAATGGAAACAACACAATATTATAGTCTTTATAAACTTTACAAGCTACATCAAGTGAAGCATTGTAACCTTTTTTATATTGACTAACCATAGGCTGAGAAACACCAAGCTTCTCAGCAATTTCTGTAGTTTTTAACCCCTCTTCTATATAAGAAGATACCAACTCTTGAATTTTCATAACTCTCCTTTATTTATATAATATTATAACGAAATTAATATTAAATTTAGCTTAGTTTATATTTGGTCCATAATCGAGATATAATCAATTTAAAAATTTAGACTATAAAATCTATATTAAATTGATTATAATCAAACCTCGTGCAACTATGGTTTAATTTTAATATAAATCTCAATATTTCCATAGCCAATTTGTTTAAAATTATCTAACCTGAATCTCTTACCACCACTACACTCATTAAGAGCTCTAACTACTATTAGCACATCAGCTTCTGCTAATTCTCTAATAGTAATAGGTACTGAATAATCAGGTCCCTGTCTACCCATATTTTGTGTTATGCTATTTGGTAACATTTCATAACCGTCGTAAGACACAGTTTGACCAGCACAGACAGCTTTGAGTAGCTCTTTATCATATTCTGGCCTAGCGGGAAGCCCTCCACAATCATCAACATAATAGTTATTTGCATCTAATAATATAGCTCCTACCATATTAAGCCTTTAACTCAAAGCTAATTTTATCATAAGGTAAGTAGTTATCTACTTCTATATCTGTAGCCATAAAGTCTGTAATACTGCTAAACTCTTGTAGTGTAACAGTAGGTAACATTATTTTTCTATTCGGATTATTATCTCCATATACAGCTCTAACATTACTACAGTATTGCATAGCTCCTTTAGTATGCTCCTCATAAATATGACAGTCACCAAGACTCATAGTTATAGTACCTGGAGTATATCCAAGCTCAGCACATAGTAGTTTTACCCATAACCAAGCTAATATAATATCGCTAGGTAAGCCTACCATTACATCAACTGACCTTTGATTCCATAACATATGTAAATTATTACACTCATCAACATAAAACTGGTAAGCGTAATGACAACAGTGTAAGCTAATATCTTCAAATCTATCAGGTCTCCATAGACTAATAATATGTCTTCTACTCTTTGGGTCTTCTTTGAGCGAAGTTATTAAGTTTTGTAACTGATTTACACCATTAAAATTAAATAGTTGCTCTGAATAATCTAGTTCTAGTCTACCAGAGGCATCAGCCCACAGTTGCCAGTAGTTACACCCATATTTTTCAAACTCTTCTACTGATTTAGCATTGTGCATAAAAGCACTAAATTCACCGAAAATACCTCTATGATAGATTCTTCTACCTAGCAATAACGGTATTTCAATATTGCTTATATCTATTTTAAGTTGCTCACCAAATATAGCTCTTGTTACGCCATTTCTAGTATCTCTTAGTTCACCATTATTAAGTATCTTAGTTACTAGTGTTCTATACTCTAACTCAAACTGCATCATTTTCTCCTTTTCTTATCTATCATATAGTGTAGAAACATAGCATTACAAGCTATATGACTACTGTGTTGTAATAATGTTTCATCATCATAAAAATTACCCCGTTTTATCTCTAGCAGGTGACGCTCTAAAGCGCTTATATACCTATTGATATCTTTATTCTTTTTCCAGTTATTTTCAGCATACTTCTGTGCACCTAATGTTAGTACTCTACTTAAATCTTCATGAAAATCAGGGTCAACCAGGTGCATTTTAGGCTTTTTATCATCAAACTTCATGAAGCTCATACTCTATCTCCTCTTCAAACATTTGAGGGTTAAATAAATGTAAATAAGGTTCACCATCTACTTCAATTAATTGATGCATAGATACTAATTGCATAGTTATCATAGCATCTATTATAGATAATCCTTTAGACTCAAATGCTTTAACAACGCCTAGCCACATCTCATGTTCAGTAGCATCTTCTGGTACGAACTTTGCAGCTCCTACTTTACCAATCCCTGGAACACCTTTAATACCATCATTTGTATCTCCCATAATAGCCTGTAAATAGTTGTATCTCATAGCTTCTTGCTCAGTATTCTCAACCCATTTAGGTTGAATATTATATTGAGAAGACTGATAGTAATTCCAATGCTCACCTGGTACAGACTTGATAACATCTTTATCAACAGCACATAAAACATATCTATCTGGATGCTGTTTTTTTAGATAAACTACTTCATCATCGGCTTCCCATTTAGTGCAAATTTTACCAGAGTAGTGTTCTAATACTTTAGCTTTCACTTCATTTAATCCTGGAGGTCTATGCATACCACCTCTATTAGCTTTATAATCAGGGTCAACTATGTATCTGAAGTGTAAGCCGCTTGTAAAATATAATTCCGCATCTTTACAACCTGTCATAGCTATTATCTTTTCTATATGTTCTATAGAGTGTTCAACAGCAGAATCTACATGTATAGTGTATAGTTGATGATTATCAGCATCATAATCTCTATTATTTATAATATCTTCCCACTCTTCTTGAGTATACATATC